GGATTCAACTACATTGCTTTCCTAAAAGCAACGCCGGGTACGAACAAAGATCTTCCAGTCAAACAAAGCAAAGTCAAGGCTCTATACAACAAACTCAAGGACGAGAAGTCTGACGTCCGCACGATCAATGTCGATACGACTGATGGTGTCAATCTGATCCAAGGCCCAACCGTCACTAATTGGAAGTTCACGACTCCAGAGTTTATCAAAGCTTCGCACTTCGAAGACACAGACGTCAAGAAAGAAATCGCAAAGCTCGAATCGTTCCTGTCTAAGAAGAACCAAGACATGTCGGACTTGCTCCGTAAGGACGTGACGAACTTCGAAGTTGCACAGATGCCATTGAGTGGGATCAAGACCTCGATGCGTAGTGAAGCCAAGGGCTACAAAGAAGGTGTTAACAAGAAGATCCTTGATTCGTATAAGCTTCCAATCAAGCAACAGCTATTGGACAAGTTCGTGCGCAAAGTCAAGCCACGCCTCCAAGACCGAGATGTCGAGCCAGATGAAGATCTAGGCATGGAAGGCATTGTCGTGTTGGATCCAAAGTCATTGAAGCAATTCAAGATTGTTGACAAGGATCTATTCACGACATTGAACAAATTCAATTATGAGATTCGCAACAACATCCGTGGCGTGGTCCGTTCTGATGACGATGAAGCTCCATTGAACCTACGTGGTGGTTTGCTTGGCACAGCAAAGATCCGTATTGCTCGACTCTTTGACATGAATGGGTTGGCCAAGGGCTACACGACCAAGAAGGTCATTGCTAAGTTCAAGGGTGAATCGCCAGAACAAACTGTTCAGAACATTGCTGACTCGTTGCCAGACTCAGATTATCGCGCGTTCAAGGAAAAGATCAAGGCGATTATCGAATACACCTTGCAGGAACTCCAAGAGACCTTGGACAACTTCAAAGAGAATCATGCCGACTACAAGGTCAAGCTAGATAACGGCAAGACTGTTGGATACACACAAGAAGTTGTTCGCCGTACGTTGCTAGTCTTTGCTGAGACTCGCAAATCGTTGCAACGCATGGAAGACAAGATCGAGAACTGTAACTCTATGGAAGATGTTGTTGTGGCCATGTTTGGTAAGCAGATTAAATCGCTGTTTGGGAACGATCCTGACGAAGGTGAGGAATCTATCACCGAAGACGCGGATGGTGGCGCAGGCGGCGACGTCGGGGACGGAGGCGGCATTCCTTTGGGCGGTTGTGTTGTGGCTACATATTCGCCAGCAATCGCGCCAGTGCCTAAGCGATTGTTCAAGGGCAAGATGGTTCGTCGAATCCAGAAGTCATTTGTCAAAGTCAAGAAAAAGAAGAAATAATTTCTTGAAAGAGCGTAACAAATAAATAGCTATTAAAGCCAAACAAGGGAATTCCAAATGTCTGATTTTATTAAAGAACTTCTTGCTCTACGTGAAGAAGATGATGTCGTTTCAGCTGGTGATTTGAAGATCGATGACCAAGTTCACGCGAAGTTGGATCAAGAAGCTGAAGATGACGATATGGATGCGCAGTGCTTCGGGCTAGAAATGGAAGACGGCAAGGTCGTCAAGGTCTATGTCAAGCAAGAACAAGCTGAAGATTTCGAACAAGCGTTGAGCCAGAAGCTCGGCGAAGAGGATGATATTCAAACAGTCCTAGATGAACTAGAAAAAGATTTCGAAATTTTAAAGGTCACTTGGCCGGATGAAGAGCAAGAAGGCGAAGACGAAGAGTCTGAAGAAGATACAAACGAAGATGGTGTTGATCCAGAAGAGCAAGATGGATCCGATTCGTTGAACAGTGAAGTCAATTACGATGACACCAAGAAAGAAAGCCTAACACTAGGCCAACTCTTCGCTAAGAAGATTTTGGATGAAGCTAAGTGGTCCGATGAAGAATCAAAGGAATACAAAGCCGCTGCTACACCAGATGAAGATGAAGATGAAGGCGGCGATGACGAAGAAGAAACCGAAGAGCCAGCACCAGAAGAATCGAAGCCAACTAAGGTTGAGTCTAAGTGGAAGATCGAAAGAGATGAAGATGGTATGTCTATCTCGAATGATCGCTTCTCAATGGAGTTGGATGCCGATGAGGCAATGGATCTCGTAAATAAGATGACAGATAAACAAATTGCACGCTTCAAAAATGAGCATGGCAAGATTGTTTATGTGTTCACGCCACGTGGTTCGGAGTACATCCTTAAAACACCTGAGTATCAAGGTGGATTCCGTATCCCACAAGAAATCATCGACCAAATTAAAGAAGATCCTGAAAAATAATTTTTGAAATGAATCAATTTGACTACAAAGATGTCAGCACTGTAGATTATCAAGGTCAGCGATGGTACGCCATCGCTGATGGCGTTGCTTATCCAAGCATCACGACCATCCTTGGTAAAACACTTCCTGCTGAGAAGAAGAAAGCCTTAGACGATTGGCGCAACATGTTGGGCCCAATCAAAGCCGACAAGAAGATGAAAGATGCATGTGATCGCGGAACAAATGTACACGCCATGCTCGAACAGTTTTTGAAGGGCGAAGAGGTCTCAACTAAGGGTATTCCGCCAGAGGATATCCAAGTCTTCAATTCGGTAAAGCTACGTTTGAAGGGCATTACTGGGATCTATGGCCAGGAAATGGCGTTGTGGTCAGACGTTCTGCAAGTTGCAGGCCGTTGCGATTTGGCTGGACTTTGGAAGGGTGAAGAAGCAATTATCGACTTCAAAACGTCCGGTCGTTCAAAAGAAGAAAAGGAAATTGAGGATTACTGGATCCAGTGCACATTCTATGCATTAGCTCACAATGAGTTGTACGGAACAAACATTGAGAAGGGTGTAATCATCATGGGCGTTGCTGGTGGCCTACCGCTCGTCTTCGAAAAAGATTTGATGCCTTACGTAGGTAAGCTCGTAGAACGCATTGATAATTTCTACAAATCTTTATAATTCAGCATAAATACTTATTCAAGATACAAGGATTCCTATGACTACCAAAATCCAACTCGACGAAGCCACTCTAGTCGCTCCAGCATTTTCTGGCGATGACTCCGAAGTCATGAACGCGACCCAAGTCTGGTCGTCGGTCATTTCGTCTGTTTCTCAGCTAGGCACTAATGCTGCATATGGCTTCACTTGCTCAGTTGAGAACCGTAAAGCAATTCTCAGCGCATTGATGGGCTATCTCACTTCTAAGCTAGAAGAGATCAACAACGTCACGCCTCCTCCAACTGTGACTTCGATGGCTCCACAAACTCAGCCAACCGTTGTTGCTCCAGTCGCATGTGCACCAACTGACACTGCTGGTGAAGTTGTTGTCAACTACACTGAAGCGTTGAAGCCTAATCCAGTGTTGAAGCGTATGCGTGAACTAGCCGGAATTGCACACGAACAAAACCGCGTATAAGAGAATTTGAAATGAGAATTGGTGTACTTACCGAAGAACCAAAAAACGAAGACGTTGCTATTGCGTTGAAGGAAGCTGGCGAGAAGTTGGGCGCTGAAATCGTTATCCTTGACCTCAATGAATTTGGCGTCATCAACTTTGCTAAGCCAGAAGTTCTGTATCAGGGCAAGCCGCTAACCGATCTAGATGCATGTCTAGTTCGTGGTTCTGAAAGCAAGCTCGCGTTTCGTACTTACATCGTTGATTATTTGACCAAGCAAGGTGTCGTCATGGTCAACAAGACTGATGCGATTAAGATCTGCGATAACAAGTTCGAGACCCAATCAGTTCTCAATGGCGTTGGTATCAAAACTCCAAACACCGTTGCATTGGTTCAAATCGAACAACTTGATGCAGCGGTTCATTACCTAGAAGAAAAGTTCCCTATGATCGTGAAGACGGTCTCGGGTTCTCATGGCGTTGGTGTGATCAAAGTCGAATCCTACGAGGGTTTGAAATCGATCGTTCAGTACTTGCTTGCACAGAAGACCGACATCATGGTTCAAGAGTTTATTCCTCACAAGGAATCTGGCCGTATCATGATTCTTGGTGGTGAAGTCATCGCAGCAGTGATGCGTACGATCCCAGACGGAGACTTCCGTTCGAACATGGATCAAGGCGCAGAACTCAAGAAGCATGAAGCCTCGGAACAAGAAGTTGAGACTGCCTTGAAGGTGGCTGACACACTTGGATGCATGATTAGCGCAATCGACTACATCATGGACACCGATGGCAACATGGTTATCTTCGAAGCCAACAGCTCGCCAGGCTTGAAGGGCATTCAGTCCGTCAATGAAGGCGTTGACATTGCTGCGAAGATCATGGAGTTCGTGATCGCTGAAGCCGGAAAGAAGGGTACCTCAGAACCTCAGGTTCAAGACCAAGAGGAAGAAGAGGAAGAGGAAAAGAAGAAACGCAAGCACTACAATACCAAGGGTTACATCGCGATCCCTGTTGGCGGTTACCACAGCCATGATGGTCAACCACCTAAGGATGAAACTCCGCCACCTGACGGCGATCAGGGCGGTTCTGGTGATACTGATGGAACCGACGAAGAAGAGGAAGAACAAACCGCTGTAGGCTTGAACGAACAAATCGTGATCAAGCGTATCAATGATGACAAGCCATTCGAAGCTAAGGTCGATACTGGGGCTGATCGCTGCAGCTTGCATGGCGAGAGCATTGAAGTTGGCGAGAACTTCGTCCGCTTCAAGATCGAAGAAACTACGTACAAAGTCCCGCTTGAAAGACATGTGAATGTCATTCAATCGAATGGCAGTGAAAGACGCCCAATCGTTAAGTTCAATGTCGAATTTAACGGCAACTCATATGATGGGATTGAATTCAACATTTCAGATCGTTCCGACATGTCGTACCAAGTCATCATCGGTAAGAACTTACTGGAAGCGGCGGAAGTGTTGGTGAACCCAGCACAATAATAAGGAAGATTCATGTATAGCCCGAACAACATTCGCTTTCGTATTGTATCAAGCAGCGCCATCGCTCGATTCCGTCAGGATCAAGCGTTTGACTTCAATGAGCTGATCAATAACGAGGCGTATTCGTTCTCTGCAGAAGCGCGCGAAACGCTTCTATTGAACTACGACCTATGGTTTAAATTCATTCTCCGTTTGGAGAAGGTCTTGATTCGTAATCATCAAAGCACTGAAAAGCTTGGTGCTTTGGTTGAACACATCGAGATGTTTGCGCACGAAGTCGTTACCGAGATCGATGATATTGTTCGCAGCCATCCAACCATTTTCGACAGCCACAGCAAGTCGTCACATGCTATTCGCAAAGCGTATGGCTTGTACCATGAGTACTTGCTGAAGCTTCTCTTGGGGTGCCGAGGCGATTCGATGTATGTCGCGTTCCCTAAGATCGTCAATGCCATTTCTAACTGCCTCCACAATCTCCTTTTCATTCTACACGAAGTCGAGAATTTGAAGAAAGGCAATGCGTTCCTTTCATACACCTTGGAAGTCGATGAGTTGATCGACGCCTTGGGACATTGCCCTCTGACCTATCGCGCTAAGCTCTATCACGAAACGTTTGGTATCGATCAGTTTGTAATCAAGAACTACACATCTGGTGAAGTCAATGACTTTTGCATTGACTGGATCTACAAAGAAGGGTGTGGTGTCTCGCGTATTGAGAAACTCCAGAACTTTGAACATCCTGATGTAGAACTTCCCGATACCTCGAAAATCAGCAAATAATAAAGATTTTAAAGTGTAAAAGTCCGTAAAAGAATAAATACTCTTGGAACTGGTACTTAAATCATTTCCGCGCCTAAATGCTGATTTAACCGAGGGAATATGGAAGTTCTTCTAAAATTCATCAATGATTTAATTACCAGTGGAGGAGTTCCAAAGCTTTGGATCGCCATCGGTATTGGGCTGGCCGGCCTAGGTGGATTGATCTATTACCTTATCAAAGCCGTCCTTTATCTGAACACTTATCTTAAGAATCCTGCTTTGGAGAATGCTGTTACCAAGGAAGAATTGAACGCGATTAAAAATACTTTTCAATCAGACAACAAAGCCATTTTGAAAATTTTGGATGATGTTGGTGTACGTTTGAAATCTATTGAGAATTCTAATGATCATGTCCTTGAACTAAATAAACAACTCGAACACGAAATTGCTTTAGTCAACAAGATAGCCGAAGAGATTAAGGATCTACAACAAGACGAAGTCGAATCAAATGTCGCAGTACGCAAAGACCTTTCTGCATTAGTTTCTGACTAGAAAGCCCAATACATTGAAATCACACGTCAAGTACAAGGTTTGCAAAAAGATTTAGCTTCTTTACAAGGTACGATTATAGGTCTGAGCACACAACGCTCACGCCTCATGTAAATAAAAGAGCTGGTTTCCCAGCTCTTTTTGCTTCCGCTGAAATCTCATAAATATAAGAAAAATCATAACAAAAAGGATTAACGATGTCGAAGGTAAAATCTCCATTCCTAGTGTATCAGGAATTTTTATCGCCTAAAGCTTGCCAAGAAATTCTCGATGCGGTAAAAGTTGCTGCACCGAATAGAGACCCAGACGGCTACACGCTGAAGCTCGAACGCTTCCATAACGAGTCTGAAGACAAAATCTTCGCTAAGTTCAAACCACTCATTCCTGAAATTGAAGCCCACTATGGCCTCAAATACAAGGGCACAGAACACCTCATCTTCCAACACTTCCCAGAAGGCATGAAAGGCCTTGCTGAACAACCACACTGCGAAAGCTCTCAATACCTTCGCAAGAAGTGGGTCAAGGTTCGCGAACGCGATCTCACTGGGATTCTCTGGCTAAAGGACTACAACGATCAGGTTCCTCTCGATCCAAAGATCGAAGTCTATGGTGGCAAACTCGAATTCCCAGCATATGGATTCAGCCTTCAACCACAACGCGGAACGCTGATGATCTATCCAGCTGGCCCACACTTCATCACTGCAACTTCGCCGGTTCTTGTTGGCGACCTTCACGCAGTTCGATTCCATATTGCCGCAGATGGGACATGGCTATACCAACCATCGAACTTCAATGGTAAATGGCAAGAATGGTTCCAAGAATACGCATAACAAAAAAGGCTCCCATTGGGAGCCTTTTCTTTTAGTAATGATCGTTAATACGTCTTAGTTCTTCTTCACGTTCACGAATCATATTATCCTCAACCCACTTGTCGGTGTTGTAAGGTTCATTGCGTTCTCGACGCAATTGATCAATTTCTCTACGAAGCTGTTCTTCTCTACTTTCCATATTCTATCCTTTCATTCTGCAAAAACATCTGGTGAACCAGTCGTGATCGTATCAGGCCCATCATTATCCTGATCGCCAACCCGCGCAATTGGCATCCCATTCGCAAACACAGTTGCTGAGCCGGTCGTAATCACATCTGGATTATCATTGTCAACGTCACCAACTCTCGCCACTGGCATTCCATTAATGAACACATCTGGCGATCCAGTTGCAATTGTGTTGCCATCTGAATCGCTATCACCTACTCTAGCAACTTGAGGCATTATGCACCTCCAGGAAGCGGTGTTGGATTGTTCATCTCATCAACAACCTTCTTAAGCTGATTTCCATTCTTCAACGAATTGATCGTCATAGCACGAGTGAACGCTGGACTAATCCCAGAAGACCCACCACCTTCAAGGGCATCAGCAATACGAGTCAGTTGTGCGATGATTGCGGTAAGCTCAACCGAATAGTCAAGCGTATTGGTGGTCGTATTAACTGTTGCCATGACTCACCTTATTCGTCGTAGTCTTCGTCGTCGCCGTCTTCATCGTTCTCATCGATGCCGCTGACGTCATCGGCGTTATCTTCGATGTAGTTTTCGATTTCTAGGAGAAGATCGGTAGCACGTTCCCAAAGATCAGCAAGGTCTTGGTCCTTGATTTCTTTGAAGTTGATTGCGTGTTGAATTGCGTAGCCAAGACTTTCATTCTCAACAACACCTTGTACTTCGCTAACAGACAGCTTTCTCTTTGCCATGAATTTCCTTATTATTATTTTTGTATGAGGCAGAAGAATTTTATCAATCTGCCTCATTGATGTAAACACAATTATGCAACTAATTCGTTTGCTCGATCAACACGAGCTAGCCATCCACGTAGATATTTTCCGAACTTAGATGGATTACCATTTGCTAAATCTTGATAGTAATTTCGCATCATGTTGTTGTATCGCTTCGCAGCATCTTTCAACTCAGCTTCAGACATCGATTGCGCTTTAGTGATTGCAGCCGACACACTCGAAACGCCTAATGCTTGAGTCAGGAAAGTCTTTGCTTTGCCTGGACCAGGGTTCACACAAGCGTTAAAGTGAACAGCACACAATGGCTTTGGAAGATTCTGACACTGATTAGCAGTCCAATACTTCGTTTGATACACGTTTCGTGCTCCATCCAATGTCAGGCCAGTAATGTCGATTGGATTAAACTTCTTAGCGACACCAAACTTAGTCTCGCCGCCAGTATCAGTGACATAGCCAGTTTTGCGGCGTTGTGGATATGTTGCAATCAAACCCTGCTGAGTTTCGCTGTCATTTGGATTAAACCAAGATCCGACTTCTTCCTTCATCACGAATGTAAATGAATCAGTCCAGCATTCTCCAGTCAAAGGCGCAGCAGTGTTGTAAGGCGTATTATTGCCTGGGCCTGGATTTCCATTTTCCGAGACATAGCCAGAGCAATGATTGCTCGCCATTGCTGGAGTAATCCCAACCGCGTTGCCGTTGTTTTGAGTTGTTGTCGAAGATGCATTGGCTGAGCTTGGATCTGGATCCTTGCCAGTATCAAGTGCAGTTCGAGCTGAAGCATCATCAAACGTGACTTGACCAGAAATGTATGCAGCCGGATCATAGACGGCTGCTGCTTGATTACTCGATGCAAACTCTGGGCTACGAATCTCGAAGTGCAAGTGTGCGCCAGACGAGTGGCCAGTATTGCCTTCCAAACCCAAGACATCACCGGCCGAAACTTGTTGACCGACCTTTACTACAACAGTTGCCAAGTGACCGTAGACAGTGATGCAAATCTTCTTGCCGGAAGAGTTCTTATGTCCGATGTAGACCACATTGCCGTAGCCAGAAGCCGAACCATTGCTGACTGCACGAATGACTTCGCCAGATGCCGCAGCGCGAACGTTGCCAACCTTTCCACCCGGATAAGCTAAGTCGATGCCTTTGTGAGGACGACCACGCTTTGGATCATCCCAAATCTTTGTTCCATCCACCGATGCGGTGCAACGGCAGGTGATGACAGAACCAGGCAATGGATGGATGAATTTAATTGAATCTTCGCCTTGCGACTTTGAAGCAACAAGAAGGTATGACTTGCTATCAATGACAGAATTATCAGCGCGATATGCTGTGATCGTTGTCGAGTACTTGCCTTCCATCGATGCCGTTCCTGAGAACTTACCAGTTGCAGTATCGAACGTCACTCCAGGAATCGAAGTCCCATTTGCCCAATGATCGACCGGATCTGATCCTGGCGTCATTTGCATTTGTGTCGTGACAGAGAGATCAAGGCCGACTGGAATCGACACGTTCATAATCTTGTTCTTCTCTTGAGGACCACCATTCAACTCTTGTTCGGCATTGCCGGCACGAGCTAGATAGCCTTCATCACATTCACCAGATTGCTTATAGGTTGGCGAACTGTAATTGTCCTCATTGATGTTCCATGGATCGCCCGGTGCAATCGCCTTTCCATTACCACCACAACTCATTTTTGACCTTCAGCTTTAACTTGATCGTCTTGGATCTTTGCAATGTTCTTTAGTTTGGCTTCAAGATCGTTTGTACGACCTTCCGAACGAGCTAGCCAATCCGCTGCGTCCTTTTGGGTTGCAGTCTTAAGGTCGATCGGAGCAACCTTCTCAGGAACCACTAGGACCTCTTTAGGGAGCGGCGAGACCACGTATTTGTATTGAACCACTACGCTAGGTTTGACGACTTCCTGCGGCGTGCAGCAACCGGCCAACACCAGGAGTGAGAGTACTAGTAAAAGTTTCTTCATTGTGCAGCCTCACGAGTATTTTGAATAGACTTGATTGTGTCACGAAGAACATTGGCAAGAGGGCCATCATCTTGCGGCTTGGTATCTGCGATGCGACCACGTAGCCCAGCAATGGTTTTTTCATTCGTCTTCTGAGCCTGTTGGAGCTCAGCAACACGCTTTGCCGAATCCGTTTTAGCGTCAGATAGTTCTTGAATCGTGATTTGATTTTCTTTGTTGACGCTGACAGCGTTGGCAACATCGATCTTGAGTTGATCGCGTTCCTTAGCCAGCGTCACGTTCTTAGCTTGTTCTGCAGCAATGGCTTCATCCGTGAGTTCGAAACGATGATGGATATCCCATGCTCCGTAGAGAGCAGCAATGACAACCAATGTGATGAACGCAGCTTTTGGGTTTGTGAATAGGCCTTTGACAAGACCCCAAATGGTTTCCAGAATAAACATATGATATGCCTCTGTGATTTTGATTTGTATTTATACGAAAATGGCCGATCATATGATCGGCCATTCTTTACTCTTTATTTCTTTGGTTTAGGATGCGGTGTTCCTTTATTGAAACCTGAATCAACTGCATATCCAGTTGTTAGGCCTGCATAAAGGACTGCCCAAATTGTTGCATCTGGAGCGATTATGCCAGTGCTGAGAGCACCGATCACTGCCATCCCAAATGCGCCAAAAGTCGTAAGAGTGTTGTTCAAATTATCAGTACCAAAGTAGCCAGTCAATGAAGATCCGGTCTCTTTGCGAGCACGTTTCTTCAAGTAGTGGGCTACCATGCCTACGAAACCCGAAGCGATGAACAACCAATCAGCTTGAGTCACTTGGGCAAAAATAGAAGTCATTTTCCATTCCTTAGAAGTTAGTTACCGTTGCGAGTGTGGGTGATGCAATCCCCGTTAGCACCGATGCCGCCTTCTTATAACCAATAGAGGCATTCGTACCAGACGCCACACTATCGCTGAAAGCATTAGTGTGACCATCTGTTAACGTAACGCGAACTTTCACCGTAGTTCCATTGCCACCATTGACACCAGCTACGCTCGAGACCAGAGCATCGACAATCACATCGTTTGCACTATACGCGCCAGTACCAATGTCGGTGCCGTTGAATACAGTTTGATATGATCCCGTCAACTCGTAATAACCAAGCGCGGCTGGCGTACCACCGGATCCGGATCTCGTCGTTGCATGAGCTCCGATCGAAATCGTTCCAAGCGCAGACAAAATCGAGTTCCAGTTAGAGTCTTGAGTCGTTGCAGTGGAGGGATGAGCCAACACTACGTCGATTGCACCAGAACTATTAAAGAAGAATCTAGCTGCATCTTCCGATGCAAATGTTGCTGTAAATTCTGCAGTAATAGCGCCGGTGCCAGAACCCCAAACTGATCCTCGAGTAATCGTCAACGCTCCAGATGTTACTGACAACGATGCACCGCCATTATTGTTCATACGGTTGGTATCGATGTTAGCAATCATGGTCGGAAGATCATAAGCAGTAGTAGCAGGAACTTCAGCTTTCACTACGACACCAGAAACAAAGTCAGAAGATGGAGGCAATAACGTTGTTGCTGTGCCTTGAAAGCTAGCCATGTTAGCGATGGCTGTTCTTAGGTTAGCCCAATCCGATGCCAGAATACGTTGTCCGGTTGCAACCGGAGTATTCAGCGTTGGAGTGGTTTGTCCATACCCGCGATCTCCATAGCCTACACCGAGCAAAGCAGCTACCTTTTGGGTGGCTGCTGCCGCCGAAGCATATGCACTTGTGATTACAGTAGTTCCAACGAAAGTGTTGTAATCGCTGGCTGCGGGAGAATTACCTTTTGAATGTGCCATTTCTATTTTGTTATATGTTATTGGTTTGGACCTATTTATTATGCATAGACTGCAGTCAAAGCATACCACTTGGTAGCCGAAACTGCAACGAATTCAATTTTTGCCAATGTTCCCAAAGAGAACGCAGCGTTGGCTGCCAATGCATCGATCGATGCACCAGAAGCCGGATACACGTTAATTGCGGACCCGAGCGTGTTGACGACTGTTACCAACATACCTGCGGCAGCGGAAGGCAAGACAACACCACCAGTACCAGAAGTCACGACTGCTATTGCAGTCGTCAACGCTGTACCGGTACCTTGCGTTGTACCAGCTGCTGCTACTGCTGCATTAACAGAGCTATTAAAGAACGTACCATTAATTTGCGAAGCAATAATCTGCAACGCACCATTACCAGTCGAACCAGTACCACCAGACGCGATGATACGCGCATCAAAATCAATAGAGTTTCCGCTTGAATGGAAATCAATATATGGCGTGTTCGATGCGCTCAACGAACCAAGTTCCAATCCGGCGTTAGATGCAGTAAAGTTAGTTACTGCTGCTTGGAATGTCGCGCCGCCAATTACAGAAAGCGTACTCGAGAACGATCCAGTAGTAAATGCACCAGTTGAAGCGGTTGTCGCGCCAATTGAAGTTCCATTGATTGTGCCACCAGTGATCGTTGCGCTACCAGTGTTAACCGAGTTACCAGTGATGGATCCAGTGAACGTCACATTACCAGAATCATCCATTGACATGATGGCTGTGGTATATGCGTTGTTGATGATCTGGAACGCTCCAGAGTTCGCGCGAATCGTCTTGCTTGGTGTTGTACCACCGTTGCCGGTCAACTTGATGTTCGAACCATTACCACCTGTATCAACGACTGTCAATGCTGCAATAGTACCAGACGTAGTAAACGTAGCACCAGGAGCCGAGATCGCGTATGAGAATGATGGAGCCGATGACATCCAAACTGATTTGGTTCCTCCAATAATATCCCATTCCGTACTACCACGTGACACCAAAATTAGTGAGTCGCCTGGAGCAAGGTTAATTGTCTGAGTTGTAGTTCCGCCAATTACAGGTGGGTTATATAAGAAGTCCGAGCCTTGGCATGAAACTGCCCATGTCTGGGTAGAGTGGTTCACAATTTGAATCTGTGCGCCAAGCCAGCAAGTCGCGCCAGAAGGCAATGTCAAAACCTGAGATGCAGTTGAGCCGCCAAGCTGAATCTGCTGCCCCATATTGGTCACAGTCAACGTAGTATTCGCGTTAACGAACGTGAATCCATTCAAGCTGCCAGTATTCTTACGAACGAATGCAGTAGTTGCAACGTTTGTTGTGTTATCGGTTACAGTCTGCGTAACTGCGGTCACTGTACCCGGGAATGAAACTGTGCCCTGAATCGTGGTAGTGGTCGTGCTAGTTGCGGACCCAATGTTGATGTTGGTCGTTGAACCAGAAACACCAGCAGTACCGATGTTGAGAGTTTTTGTCGATCCGGAAAGCGTTGCACCAGTTCCTAAGCCATAGGTCGAAGTAGCGGTGGATGAACCAACGGTTACAGTAGCAGCCGAGAATGTCGTAGTTCCGCTGAATGTCTGAGTCAACGAACCAATCGTTGCCAAAGCGCCAGTCAAGTTTGGCAGAGTGTACGTTCTGGTCGTCGCGGTTGTGATACCGCTTAGCTCGAACTTTGCAATTTTCGTAGGATCGGTATTATCGTTCAACGTGAAAGTCACATCGTCAACCGCGCCATATCCAGAAATATCTGAAGTCGATAGCGTAATGTTGCCAACACGTCCTGCCACAGTGTAAACAGGTCCGATTTCAACGATCGCATCTGCGCCGTCATTCTTTTTTAGGTATAACTTACCATCGTAAGTATTCATACCAAGTTCGCCCAAAGCAAGATCCGAAGTCAATGGGACCTTACTCGCAACTGAAGATCTTTTAAGGAGAAGCTGATTTGCCATTTGGAATATTCCCTATGAAAGGACATAGATATGTCCTATAAAACAAAAATAGTCTAGTGCCATTACGACACTAGACTATTTATGCTATTCTTGAAATAATTAGAACGAGCCGCCGTCGATTGTTCCTGAAAGATCAGCGGTCGGAATCGTTGCGGAAGCAGTCATTGCTGATGTTCCATTGCCCTTGACGTAACCAGTCAACGTTGCCGCACCAGTACCACCGTTTGCCACTGCAAGAATACCAGAGATGAATTGAGCTTGAGTGATTGCCTGGTTTGTTGTATGCCATTGTGTAGACGATGAGCCAAACACTTCAATAAATCCACTTGCTGGAAGTGAAATCGGAGTGTTAGCAGACAAACCATCAAATGCATGACCAACTGCTGGATACACGTTAATCGCCGAGCCAGTTCGGTTGACAATGACCGCATACTTACCTGAAACTGCGCCAGGAACAACAACACCGCCAGTACCAGACGTGACAATATTAATATCGCTTGACAATGCCGTTGCTGTACCTTGAGTTGAACCCGCTGCCGCAACACCGGCGTTAGTCGAGCTTAACAAACCTGCTGCGGTAGAACCAGCCGGAATAGTAAATGCTGTTGTTAGACCTGTTAAAGTTGTAATATCACCATTGGCGCCTGATTGTGCGGCACTTAGGTTTGAACGAGCAGTAGTAGCATTGTTTGCACCGGTACCACCGTTTGCTACAGCAACAACACCGGTCACGTTTGCAGCATTACCAGAAATGTTTGTTGAGCCTAGGGCCGTAGCGATCTGAGCACCAGTCGCAGCAGTAAATGCCGAAGTACCGTTACCGTAAACCACACCGGTCAACGTTGTTGCACCAGTACCACCCTTCGAGACTGAAATCGTTGTACCGCTCCAAGTACCAGTCGTGATCGTGCCAAGCGTTGTAATCGAAGTTTGACCGACATAGGAAGAAGAGATATCGACACCAGAACCAGAAACCGAAATGCGGTTAGTCGTGCCTAATACGCTCAACGTGTTGCCAGATTTTGATAGACCGTTACCAGCTGTAATCTGACCTGCACCAGAGAATTGGGTGAACGTTAGAGCAGTCGAACCTAGAGTGATTGGTCCATTCGTTACTAAAACAAATCCATTGTCGCCGTTGACTGTACCATCCGTGACAAAGGTAAACATACCTGGCGTAACTTTAGCTGAAGTATCAGCGTCAGACGAGCGAGACCAAGCGCCAGATGCAGCAACATAAATCCCGTTTTCGGCACCAGCGGTTTGATCCTTTAGCAGGACACGATCGCCAGAGGCAACAGTAATGCCATCAATGGTAAGTAGGCCACCAGTCGCGAAGTCGATGTTAGAGCCAGTCGAAGCAACGCGAACAGAGTCTTTCACATCCAAGCTTTGCTGAATCGCATCAACGTATTGCTTGGTTGCAGCGTGGAGAGCTTGGGTTGGGTCACCTGACAACGTTAGGTTGCCAGTCATGGTTCCGCCAGCCAATGGCAATGCACCAAGGTTTGTCAGAGCTGCTGGTGCCGATGTTGCGCCAGTACCGCCATTAGTGATTGCAACTGTGCCAGTTACGTTGGCTGCTGTTCCAGAGACGTTACCAGTGATGTTCGCGGTAATTGTACCAGCAGTAAAGTTTCCTGAGGCATCTCGAGCAACAACGGTAGAGGCAGTGTTTGCGCTCGTTGCGTTTGAAGTAATGACACCAGTGCCAGAGTTGTAAGACAATCCAGTACCAGACACGCTGATTGCTGATCTAGCACGAGTGTTTGTGAAATACTGGTTAGTGGACTCAGCAACATCTGACGTGCTAAGAGTAATGTCGCCAACACGCCCAGCAACCGTATAAACAGGACCAATCTCAACAACTGAAGCTGATCCGTTATTTTTTAATAGGTACAACTTACCGTCATAGGTATTAAGCGCGATTTCACCAAGCACCAAATCCGAAGTCAAAGGGACTTTGGCTGCAGTTGCAGATCGCTTCAAGAGAATTGAATTAGCCATGTATTATTTTTCTTTAATGGTTGCTTGGTATTTATCCAAATAGTTACAAAATGTAATGCTTAATACACCCCTCCGTCGACATCACCATTGATGTCAGCCATTGTTAGAGTGATAACGCCAGTACGTCCTGCAACAGATAGAACTTCATATGCGGTACCATCTAGCTTGTCCCAAGTCGTGCCGTCAAAAATAACAACATCACCAACGTTCCAGCTATCCAAACCATTTAGGTTGGTGTTGCCAGCAACAGAGACCTTGTAGTAATGACCTTTTGTTCCAACGCTAGAAGTTAGTGTTGGAGTGTTGGTTCCAGCGTTCCATGTTCCTTGATAGACAACAGAACCAACCACTGCAGCAGTCAGTTGTGAAGCTGGGAGGCGCCCAGTTGCATCAAGAGTAGCTAGGCCATTTGCTGCGCCACGAGTAGCGGCATCAGCAGGAGTAAATCCAAGGGCGTTTGTGACATCAGTCGAAACTAAAGGACCGCCATTGACAACTCGTCCTTTTGCATCGACTGAGACTTTGGTGTACGTACCAGCAGCGACACCAGTGTTGGACAATGATAGTGCAACAGAACCATTTACTGCTGTTCCGATGACATCACCGGTAAATTCCGAAGCACCTGCGCCAAGCTCAATGATCGTCGCGGTGCCATCATCCTTGCGCATGAACAGCTTACCATCATACGTGTTCAATGCCAATTCACCTAAGATGAGATCGGCTGTGGTAGGAACCTTTGAAGGCGTTGACGTGCGCTTAATGAGAATATGAGACATTTTTAATCCTTAGAAGAGACCACCATCAACCGTATCAACAGTGTCAAGCACAAACTGTTGAGTTGCGATGACATTGGTATCTACGCGAAGACTGACAACGCCATTTGTTCCACCACCAATCAATCCAGTCCCGGCTAAAACTTCGGTAACATCACCGGTAAGCCACTCGGTTCCGTTGAATGTGTACATCCCTGGATCGTATCCAGTGAGAGCGACCGACAAATAGACCATGCGACCGGGCGTAAGGTCTGTGGTCGGAAACGCGGTAACTGACTCAACTTCGAGATTCTTAACGTCTGAGGTGTCAACTAAATTGAGACCATCGATTAACATAATTTCCTCTTATAGTAAACGCGCTTGTCCAGTTCTATTTGATGAAAATCGAATCTCGACTGTGTTCATGTTAATAAACAGAATGTCAAGAGGAATAATCTTCACCAAAGAACCATTGTCATACACCAATACATCAACAACCGGATAGGTGTTGAGATTGTGAGTAACTGTCCAGACCTGTGCAGCGACTGTCTGAACGTGTTCATAAGCAGTAATACACATGATTACTCCTTATGGACGACGAGTTGCTGTGGTGAGTTGCTTAATTGCAGTATTGAATGCAACTGGTTCTACTAGAAGATTACCAAGATCGTAATCATCTACTGTTTTCGCGTCTACATTTTCGAAAATGAACGTACCTTTGTTTCCGTTCTTTTCGATATGCGACAATTTGGCGCCCAATACTTTCAAAGAAGCAGCCAAGATGATGTCTGTTGTACGTAATTCCATTTTGAGTATCTCGGTTAATGGTTGGTGGATGCAGTTGCGGCATCCGGCGCGACCCTATGTATGTTATAGTTACTATTTATTGGTTTGAGGCTTTTTCCAGAACAAAGTTTTAGATTCTGGTGTACAATAGGTCATAAGAAGCTTGAACTGGAGCAAGTCATGCCGTCCTACAACTTAGAAGAGGCCAATGCAATCAGCGAAGAGCTGCCAAATCGCTGTGCAGTCAAGCTGATGTTTACAGAGAATGGAGTTGGAGAAACACTTCTCGTGATTGTCGATGATCAAGAAGCTGGCACAACGACCTACTATGGAACGTTAAGCCAAAAGCCAAAGATGCTCAAGGGAGTTGGGATTGGTGATCCGATCCAGTTCACAATCATGAACGTGTTCGAGATCATAGAATGAAAAATGGGACCGTACGGTCCCATTTTAGTTTAGCTGACAGAAATCGTCAAGGTGTAGGTAATCAAGATACTGCGGTTCGCAGTCTTTTCAACTGGGCTGAAAATCAAGTGCGATAGCAACAATGGTGGCGTATCGTTTGTGTACAAACCAAGCTCATCAAACGTGTATGTGCTGTCTGGGTCGGTCGTTGCGTTATCGCTCGGCGCTTGACCAGCTGGTTCATCCGCAGTCAGTTCCAAAGTGCAAGTCACAATTGAAGTAATCGAAGGCGAAGGCGAAGCGGCCGAGACCACCGAGTTACCAGCCGCAACAGAGATATCGTGGCTGTCAATGACTTCCGAATAAGTCTCATTGTACAGAGTTGCGTTGACACCAGTCACGTTTGGTGGAAGATACGAGATGTTCAAGCTTGCATCGATGTGTGTGCCACCATTACCAAGAGCCATGCCGTAAACCCAAGCATTGGATTCATGCGCCAACCCTCTAGCAATGACACGGGCCATGTTTTGCGGGTGAATCGCATTATCCTTGTCGACCAAAACTTCGCCGGTTTCCTTGTCAACCATCTTGACGTGGCCGTGAACTTTCGTGTTTAGAAGGGACGTAATCATTTTTGTTCCTATTATTGTTGTTTTTATTTATCAGCTTTCAGTTTATACCAAACGGATGACTACTGCACGTGGCGCCGATAGAGTCACAAGAATGACGCCAACTGTTGGGTATACGACCGATTGCGGCAAGAGCATGTGATTATCCCAGTACACAGTCACAATTGGGTTGTAGCCATAATCATGAACGATTTCAATTGTGGTCATCGGATCATTGACATAAATCAATCCATTACCATCTGGTATGTAAGAACCAATTACGAAAGTCTTGGTGTCATACGGAGTCGTATCAAACAACTCAGTATCATAGCCAGTCGACTCAGTTACCTCAATACGCAGATAATCACGAACACGAGCATCTGGGACTTCTGTCGTATTGGTCTCGTGGATATTGAACAGACGATAGTAGCCAAGTGTCACTTCACCAGATGGCGAATCATACGAGACCGTATCGTAATCGTTGATGTCGTAATATCCAGTCTTGTCCTTATTAATGTCAATCCCGAAGATCGTAGAGGCCGAGGTATCGAATGGGAAGACATCGTAGCCATAACCATCCAAGTTCGAACCAGGATTATCCTTCCAAGTTCCCGGATCAACGATCCATGCATTGACCGAATCAGAGAACGAAACCAAGTCCTTGACTTCAAAGGTCTCAGTAAACTTGGTTTGAGTCCAACCATTATAGGCTTCACGCTGCTCGACACGAATCCAAACATTAGTATTCAGCGATGGGGCTTTGATGAAGTCAAAGACATAATATGGCTGACCCTTCGAGTTATTGACGATTCGGACATACCCGATTGGCGATAGGAAAATGTCAACCGGAATATCCGAATTGAAGGTCCATTCAGTATTTGTGTCATCGAAAATCTGCTCGTCAAATGGCATAATCGCGTATGCCGCATCTTGAGGCAGATAACTCAAGGTGTATTGTTGCCAAACGATTTCTGACGTCCCTAGGCCAATGAAGACACGATCCGATACAGTCCAGTTTAATTGAACCTTCGCGTTCAAGGTCGGCGTGTAGAGCGGCTTAAATGTGACCTCAGTACGATCTGCGTTCAGAGTGTAGTGATGGTTCAGAACTTGTAAGTCACCGTTGACCGAAACCTGGATGGCATCGTTGGCTGGAACCAGATAGACACCAGGACGCCCAGGAACGGCGTCAGTGACACCGACACGGATATCCTGATGGTAATCTTCAGAGTATCGAGGAAAGACCGCTGCTGGGATCTGATAGCGGGTTCTCTTGCCATCAGAGACTTTACGAAGTTCCCAAACGCTTGAGAACTTCATGTCCATCTTTTCCGCGTCCGTCATAGTGACGAACATGTTGTCATTAGTCTGGTACTCTACCGTGACTTCTGTTAGCTTCGAGTGGAACGGCTTAATATCATTGATGTATGATACTAGGCTTGTTACATCGTTTAGGTCTGATCTCATTGCGTTAAACCATAAGTGGCGAATAGTCTGATCGAATGCGCTGCAATCATCGATGTTTTGAAGATGTCAGTAAATTCGTAGTTCTCGGCTAATGCGTCATACAAAACAGTAAAGAAGATTTCATTTACCTGTTTTGGTTTGGCGTTCGCCCAAATGTTATTCATCGTCTGTCTGATCAACGCCGAGGTCGAGAATAGGTCCTCGATATTCGAAGCATCAATGAAACTAATTGGATCTGGAACCTCTTGTCCACCATTAGCCTGAGAAATCGCGGTCAGCGAAGTATTCAAAATCGCGTACTTAATTGAGTTCAAAGCTAGATCTTGGTCGACAAAGGCTTGGCCAGATTCAAAGCCATAACGAGTTCTCGTTCCATTACGCTCATCATATGCGATGTTTGCAAGTGATGGAACTGGATCTCCAACTGCACTGAATCCACAAGCCGCATCGGTAAGAATATCCCAGAGCTGCTTTGGAATCAATGTGTTCTGCTGTTCTCTAATCAGTGTCCATTCAGTATGGACATTCTTCAACTGAATGTTACGCGGATCGTCACGCAAAATAAAATCGCGAGTGAAACGAACCTTGTACGTATCATCCTCAGTCACATAGTTGTTCAAACCAACCCCAATGACTTGATTGTAATATGGAGTCGATGTGCCAGACGGATTCGTAATATTCTGCAAAATCACATATGGATCGGTATTCTGCTTCAACGCGTTCTTGGCCGATTGAATCGACATTGAACGACCTTTAGTCGCCAAGTTCTTATTCTTTACCCAGAAGTAGTACAGCGTGTTCGTGAGAACACCAGAATCATTTCTGATTTCTCTTACAGTATATTGATAGTCGTATTTATACTGTGTGGTCTGAAGAGGATTATCGCTCGTTGGGTTTGCATCCGGATCAAATGCCAACTCAGTTGTCGTTGGAGAATATGCCTTCAAGATCACAGTGACCTTGTCACCTAGATTGATAGTTAATCCAGAACAATCCACTACGTTCTTTGATACAGTTACACCAGACAATGTCTTGTACTGACCATTGACATACAATGTCAAGCGATCAGACGGAACGGTCGTCTCATTCTCAAATGTGAACGTGACCGATTCAGGCGTTCCATCATACTTGCCTTGCTTCTTGGTGTCGTCAATCAGATCAAACTCGCCCCAAGTGTACGTGAAAGAATTTGCTTCAGTTCCAGACGGCAAAGTCAAAGGAGCTTTCGCATCAGCTTTGATTTCAGTGACGACTGCAGTCGAGAGCAATGGCACATCGCCAAAGTCGCCGTAATAAGGCTGCCACTTGTTGTTCGGCGCTGCAGTGTCAGCAGTCAAATCGGATTGGGTTGGTGTGTCGTAAAGAACCCAGCCCTGGTAATCGCCGAGAGACAAGTCAGCATCGGTTCTAGCAGGAAGGGTTGCTGCACCAAAAGGGATCGTGACGTCCACCGGCACAGCGGCACGGACGTGAACATCTGAGGCAGTACAAACGGCATCAGCAATCGCATTGGTACGCTTTGCGATTGTATCGAAAAGGGTATGTGTGTAGTCGACAGTCGTTTCGCCAGAAACCTGGATGCCCATGACATCGAAGAGTAATGTGAAGACAGCATCTTCTTCGTTTGCAACATCATCGACTAGGAGGGTTTGCGTCAAACCAGTGCTAACATTCGTGCAAGTCACTAGCGCAACCCCAGAGCCATTCACTGTTTTGGTGAATGAAAGTTGGCCGACCATATCCGAAGAGAACGTTGCCTCTTCGTATCGGCTAGCACTGAGATTTTTGATTAGATGAATACTTGGCATAAAGTCCTATCTTTTATTGTCCATCTGCTATTTACAAGAAATAGCAGATGTCCCAAAATGAGCTTTATGTTCAGTATGTATAGGTCGGTGGATTAAACACCGGAGTATCGAACGAAGTCGACGATCCAACCACCACGCTTTGATTCAAACCCGTCACAACTGCTTCGCCATATGGCTTAGTCAGTTTGAAGTTGTCGGTATCAGTCACGTCATCAACGTTGTAGTGGAACACACCACCGCTGATCTTGTTGCCAATCGTCAAGTCTTCAAACGCTGAAGTCCAATCGCTTGCTGAAAGGATTGCCATCGTTGCACCAGACAAATCGGTACGGAATGCGACCTTGTACTCACCAACTGAGCTTAGGAACGGAAGCTGAGATCCAGGTGCATCGGAGTACCCCCATGCAATTGGACGTTGCTGCCATGTTCTCTTTCTCGAGTACAACTCTGGCATTGCGACTTCACCAGAAGCACGAACATCAGCCGGAATTGATGAATCACCTTCTTGAGTCTTGACCAAAGTCGCATACTCGGAAGGATGAACAGACGACTCAACCCATTCATACAACTCAACCGACGAGAAGTCGGCCAACGCTCCCCAGTACGAGAGACGCGAATCCAAGTTAGGGAAGATCAAAGTATCCGAATATGGAATGTACTCGAGATCCTTTGTGTTCCACCAGATACGACCCACGTCCTTGTTATCCCATGGACGGTATGGATCGTAGTTCGCGTTGTTGCTTGTACGAACCGAGTAGTTGTACTTTGCTGGTTCCTCTTCAGTGACCATGTCCACAATCTCCAAAGCTTCTGGAGTATGCGAGCCACGTGCTGGATCCCACAAAGCCAAATCCTCAACAATGACTTCGTTCTTGTAGTCAATCAGCTTAGCTGGGCTGAACTTTGGCTGCGATGGCGAGAAGCAACGTACAACGAACTTACGTGGCGCCGACAATGTGTACGTATCCAAGTCGATCGCTGACGTATCGTTTGTAAACGAAATCGTCGAGGCATTGACCAGTGTGAAGTTGTTAACACGGATCAAGAATGGCGACATATCACCAGTCTTCAAGAACACTTGTTCAAAAACTTGAACGGTGTCCGCAATGACTTGCTTACCATTCTGCGCCAAGTCGTACAACGTGCCAGGCCAAACGTTCGTAAACGTGAGCTCAGCAATCTGCTCAGCTGCAAACGAAAGGTCAGTCGTTGGATCGACTTGACCAACCCAACGCTCTTCATCCAACGCGCTGATATTGATGAAGCCAAGAGCCGATGCGGTCGAATCTTGATTAAACTGGATCTTCGTGAACTTGTGCTGAGTATCGGCCGAATTCAACTTGATCTCTGGGAACAAGAGTTGGCGTGCATCACCAAATGATGCAAGCTTGTACGCCCAGTATTCATCGATGTGTGCCGATTGGAATCGCGATGAATTCAAGAACGCATCAACTGACATATTTGAACCCTTGTTGCTGATCAAACCTCTCCAGAAACCGAATTGAGTCTTGTCAGAAATATCGATGTCAGTCATGTACGACTTGCTGTCGTAGCCTAGGAGGCCACGTGCGTGCTTAGCCGTTGCGCTGTTATCGATCATCTTGTCAGCATCGTAGTAGTTCAGCATGTCCGATACCGAAGCTTCGATGTTGCGCTTGACACCATCGGCCTTGATGTAGTGACCCCCAAACGACAAACGTCCATTGAAGTTCAACTGACGATTTGCGGTGATGTTCAAGCGGTTAACGCGAACGCCAAGGAACGGATCATACAGCAAACGTTGACGAGACTTGTCGTACGTGTAATCTTCGAACAAGACGATGTGCTCGTACTCATCGATTAGCAAGTGGATCCCGCCGATTACGACCTTAGACTGAATTTCAGTCATCGTGTCATTACGGAAGATCTGGATGTCCTTTTGTGCAATCGTGTTGCCAAACGAATCAAATACCGATTGGGCAGTCGTGACATCGGAGATCGTTGGGTTTCTCAAGTTCGAGACAAAGCCGTGCGGAGTTTCGAACCACACTGCGGTCGAGAACGGATTCAAGATCGTACCAGTTCCAGCTTGGACTCCCAAATATTGCTGGTTGATGAAACGTTCGATGTAGAACTGCCATGAGATATTACGACCGGTCGCAGGATCGATCGATGGCTCTGTTCCAGCATTGAATCTCCAACCATCTTCTGTCAGCTTGTCAACATAACCGAATAGGACATTTGCAACGTTCTCAATCCCAGTAACTATGAATGGCATCGTTTGAGTCACGAGTTCATCACGCTCTGTCAAGTGAGTCCAAGAGTCTTTCGAGTTTGCTTTCTCAAAAGCAAAGTACGTCTTGAACTTGCCATCAGCCTTGTACGTGTAGTACTGGATCGTTGGGTTATGTGTATTGAATGTCTCAATACGGAACTGCCAATCTTCACCCTTGTTAGCAGGCAAAATCTTGCCATCAACGGTCACAGTCGTCCCAATGCGGATCAACTGAATACGAATCGCGTTCAGCCAATAGCTCTTGATGTTCTTGTTCTGCTTGAGAACAATCGAGTGGTCGCTGCTGTGAACTGGGAACTGATCAGACTTAACGCTGAACGTTTCAGTATTGACGAGACCAGACAAACGGTAGCCAAGCTTGAGATCCCAATCGCGAAGAATGTTTGACGACAAAGCAATGCTCATGTCAACAGCATTGTAGCGATTGTAGTTAACGAACCATTGGTTCAAGCCAGCAAACTTCGCGTACTTAGTTGGAACATAAGTGACCTCCATCGATGGAACCTTAACAATTAGCTTATCGCCAATGTTGAAGTCAGTGCCGTTGTCGAGAACATAAACGCGTAGACCGGCTGTAATCATCTCGGTGTTGCACACGTACGAAGATGTCATCAAACCCGAAATGTTGCCAACCAATGAGAACATGCTGCCATTTGGCGTATTGCCAACGCAAGTCAAGGTCCATTGCGTGTCATCTGTATTCGATGAGATATCCGAGACCATGAAGCCACCAAACTTAGGAGTTGGTGTTTCACCATGGAGAATGAATTCAGTGTGGCCGACTTTACGGTGCTCGTGACGATCGATATTGTATTCATCAACAGCCACGATGTTGTAACCCCAAGTCACATTCACGAAATTGATAGGATCAAGTTTGAAGCAAACCTTCAAGCAGTCGTATGCATAGTCAACGGAGTTTCTCCATTGAACTTCGGTTGGACCGTTCTCGCCAAACGCAAATGGAATCGCGATGCCCGAAGGGATCGTCGTCATCAACGCGTTGACAGACGAAGGTAAGCTTGGTGAAACATATGGCGGCAACAAGGTGTCGGTGAACTTATCAACACCGATCTTCTTGGTCCATGGTCCGGTTGGCGCTGGAAATGGAGCGGTATCGTTCTTGATGTCGGACCACATTTGGGTCGTCCAGAGTCGCGAGCTGTCCGCAGATGCGTACACGCCATCCCACCAGCTTGGCTTAGAAGTGTAGCCTTGTAGAACCCATGGTTCCAAGTTTGGACGAGTCGTGCCAAAGTAAGCTTGGTAAATCGTGAACCAGCGAGCCGCACCAGCCGGAACACCAGCCACAGAAACATTCTTGTAGTTCCATGTGAACGCATCGGTTGGATCGTAATCCGATTGTGTGATGTCCAAGCCATGGTTGGCCGCGTACACTGCGAACTCTTGTTCAAGCAATGTATTCGAACGTGGCTGACCCACACCAAGTGCTAGACCGACATCGATCTTCTGTGGCAGCGCAGGGCAAGCCGTGTACAGTTGTCCTTCAACCATCAAGAACAATTGTGAGATAGCCGCCGACGTGTTGACCACCTTCCAAGGTGCCATCATGTCTGTGACAACAACAAAGACCTTGGTTTCAGCGTTGTATTGGTACAGAATGTGGGCTTCACGGTTGTAGTAGTAATCACCATCCGCGTTGTTTAGAGGCTCAACCGAATCAGACGTGATCGAGTAGACCTTCAACGTGGCCGTGTTTTGATCGTACCAGAATTGATTCTTGTAAGGCTTCAATGGTGGCAAGTAGCCGTTCACACCAGCTGTCGTTTCGCCATCTGAACGCAAGAAGGTCATGTGAGCAATGTTCTGCTCAAGTTCAACGTCAGAAGTCTTGACTTCTGAGTAGTGGCCATCATGGTGGCGCATGGTCAACACGCCAGTAATCTTGTCAAAGAAGATGCGTGGTTGAACTGCAGTCGCCAGACCAAGGTAAGGCAGCGTTGCTGGGAATCCCGGGATGCCAGAGGTCGTGTCTGCAAAGACAGACGAATCATTACGAGTTGCCACGAACGCCAAGAACGAATCGTATAGAGATTGAAGCTTTGGATCAATCGTGTTCGTCAACGTGGTTGTGAATGGCTTGACTGTTCCATCAGTCATCAAGTCAGCAATGTTACGCTCAACGTATTCGGTGACTGCGCCAAGCATTTGCGCGTATTGAAGCTTAGCAAAGTTGATGATGCCGGGAACAGTGCTATCAAGCTGGTTCGTCAAACCTAGGAATAGACCGAAGTTACTGTTGTAATCCTTGATGCGGCCGCCATAGCCAGGATCGTGCTGAGCCATTTGGCGGTAGTTGTTCGTACCGTATGGGTTGCCAGAGAAACCAGGTTGGGCGGCGATGATCGATACAAAGTGTCCTAGGAGGTCGCCATAGCCGATCTCTTTGCGATATTCATGCGAGATGTTGTAGAACATCTGGTTCGGAAATTTCCACGCCCCTACGGCATCCTGGTCGGTCTTAGGATCTCCGACAACAGGCTTGCCATCTGCATCAGGCACATAGTAAGCTGGCGATTCTTCTGGGCCATTTCTCCAGATTGAGCGCAATGCGCCATTGCGCTTATAGAACAAAAGGCGCTTGCCGTCTTTGCTGAGAAGACCTTGTCCAAAGACATAGTCGTTGTTCGAGTTCGTCTTAGCACGGAATTTGAGTTGTGCATCGATTGGGAACTCATTGCCTTCAGCATAGTAGAAGATTGGGCTGACGAATCCAGAGTGTGACCCATCTTGTAGGTACAAGTTGAACAGAGGCTTCTGGTTGAATTCGGTCTTGTAGCCATCAGCCGTTTGATCCACCATGGTTCCAATCGAATCTGGCTTACCATTGTTCATGTGGAGAACCATCTCGGCTTCCATACCATCTGGGAACAAGATGATTGGTCGCAATGCTTGGATCGTCGAGTCAATCGAGAATGAGTACCCTTGAGCCTCGAAGAATTCATTCGCGTCAGCTTCATGGATCCAGTAGTTGTATTTAGCCCAGTCAGAGGTTCCGCTTTTCTGGATCACGTAGTACTCCGGAGCCATGGTTGGGTTGTGGACCGGAGACACTCCCATCAAGTGTCCGTACCAACGGTAGCGTGAGTAGTTACAGAACGCATCTAGGTTGATTGGCGGAGCGAAGTTGAAGCTATTCGCCTTACCCCAATTGGCAAACTCGGTGATGTCGACACCAAGCATGTCAAGCTTGAGAAGGACATCCTTGAATGAGAAGATGTATTCTTCAGAGCCGAGTTTTGTGTAGACAGAAGGGATCAGCGAATTGATCTTGCGATCAAAGTCGGCAGCTTCGATGTATGGCGAAGTATCATTAGCTAGTGTATCGCCAACATACCCCAATAGAGGCACAGCTTCTTCTTTCGTTAGAAACTTGTTATGAAGGTTTCTAAGAAGAGAAGTGTTTGCGGCTGAGTGGTAGGTTTTTGGGATGTAGTTAACTAAATCGGTATATTTCTTTGTATAGTCTGTCGACATTACTGCTTCCCTAACGTGTAGATGTTTATCACTTTATTTATTAGAATGCCGGCTCCTAAAAAAGTTGTACTTTTTCAAGAAAGCTGTATATAATGACTTTAACTTCAAACGGAGATCAAACATGGCACAGACGAACGAAATGACCGAACGCCTGATCAAGTGGCTGAAGAATCATGGTGCCATTCAGGTCGTCCTCAAGAATGGATGGGGTGTGATGGTCTGGAAGTATGATGAAGACAAGAAGGAATTCTTGTCTCAACGCGGTGGGTATCGCTGGGATGCTAGCGGTAAGTCAATCAACAAATCAGCCAAGAATGACTTCGATCTAACTAACAAGCAAAACTCGTACATGTGAATTTTTTTGCAGTATGAAGAAAGGGAGCCAATGGCTCCCTTTTTTATTTCTTGCTAATCAAAAACAACGCAAGAGGCATTTCATCTCCCCATTTTGTTCGATCGATCTTTTTGAATAGATACCCATCTGGAACAAATCGTTTGAGAAGCCTCTCATACGCAGTAATTCTAGATTTCTCAGTCTTATCTGCGGCAAAAACAAATTCATCATCTGGATGCTTCTTAATCAACATCTCAAATGATTTCTTTACAGCTGCCATGACTTCAAATTCCTTTCCGGACTTAGTCATAGAATATCGATGTCCATCCTCAGAAAATTCTACTTCCCATCTCCCAATGTCAGAGTAATTCGCAGTGAAGTCGATTTCGCGGCCACCAACTTCTACGCTAGTCCCAAAGGTCTTATCCGTGTCAGCAACAACTCTGATCTTGGCATCGGTGTTCAATAGCTCATTCAGTTTCATTTCTCGTCCTTCTTGATTCGAAACTCGACTGCATCTTCCGCTTGCCAGCTGTCTCCAGCTTGTTCTCCGGTGGTAAACGAATAGCCTTTAGGGATAAATCGCTTCAACAGTTTCTCATATGCTGAAGCTCGTGACTTATCCTTCTTATTAGCCGAGAACTTCATTTCTTTTGGATCATGTTCTTGAATCAACATCTCCATCGATTTCTTGATCATGGCAAAGACTTCAAATTCGTTTCCGGATTTAGTAAGGTCGAATGTGTGTCCATTTTCATTGAACTCAATCGACCATACCTCTTTGAATTTGTACGCATGGAATTCGATAGTTCTCTTTCCAATCGCAGCCTTTGTCACGAACATCGCTGCTTGATTCACATAAACCTCGATGTCCGCTTTACTATTCAAAATCTCATTTAGCTTCATAGGTTCTGCCTCAATGTAGTAGCGGTAAACGTGCTGACAATTTCAATGTCAGCTAATTGAGCGCAGCTCTGGAGGATTTCATCCTCACCAGAATCGATCACGAACAACGAACCAAACGAGTTGTTCACGTACAATGGAACCAATACAACAGATGCAACGTCTAATGGCAAACGTTGGTGAATCAACGAAATCAATTCAGTCGCATAGAACGTATCGCCGAAGTCCCAGTTGTCAATCGTAAAGAACGTGTTGATCACCGAGATGATTTCAGCCTTAACTTGATCATCCGTCAATGTCGAGCTTGGGTTCTTAATAACGCGGAAACGTGCACGCAATTGCGAATCAGCCAAGTCACCAAACAACAGCTTGATCTTACCAGAGTGCATAACCACAGTGTCCGAGATCATCTTGGTCGACAACAACGAGCTGTACGAGTTACGCAACTCGAGTGGAGTTGGAGGAACTGGAACATAGTTCGTGGTTCTTGCAATGTACTGAGACATTGAATCGTTGTAGCCGCTAGTCAAGACAAACATGTCAATGATGTTCGAGGTCGATGGATCGATCAGGTTCGTGTTCGGGCTGAAATGCTGCCACAAGAAATCTAGACCATCACGCCCAAACTTACGAATGTACTGGCCATCAGTCGAAGTCAACGAGCCTTGAGCAAACAGATTCTTGATCGCTGGCGTAGCAGTGATTGGATCCGCTGCATAATTAGGATCAGTTGCATCTGGCGCCTTGAAGTACACGTAGTCAACGCTATCATAGTTGTACAAGACAACCTTACCATATACTGGCATTGCACCACCAAGTGCTGGATCGGTGAACGTGATCAACGTGTTGTTCTCATCAACTGCAGTGACTGAAGCTACAGCAACAGAGCTCGACACACGAACATAGCTAATCACCGGCGTGAACGTACCGAGATTGTGATTGATGTTCCAGGTTGCGTTCAACGTAGGTTGGCTGTAAGCAAACTTGGTTCCAACGTCAACCAATTGCGTGAACGACATGCTATCGTCTGGAATGCCATCGCCAGAAAGCGCCGAGCCAGTTTGATCGGTTGGCTGAACTTCTAGCGCGTTGACATTGATCACGCCATTGTCATACTTGACAGCATCAACAACATCAAAGTTACGGTTGGTTCCAATTGCAAGAGTACGAGCGCGATTCAAGTTTGACTTGAGTAGTGCAACACGGTCGTGAACGCGATCCTTGGTGTTCGAGTCCATCAAGTATGAATCCGAATTGTACCAGAACTTGGTCGTATCCGATTCGACCACAATCTTCAAGTCACGAAACTTGATTTCCCATTCTAGTGGATTACCTTCCGAATCATCGATACGGCTGATCACGAAGACCCAGGAACGGTCGAAGCTTGGCATTCCTGGGAATGAGTACGTGGTATCGAAGTCGTTGGTCAAATCAAGGAGTTCTCCGCTGATCGTAAACCAGCGACCATTCAGGTTGACGCCCTGATACGTTACGTCGCCGAAGGTGAACGTACGGAGTGTTGCGACACCTGATACTACATCGATGACAAAAGAATCGCCTAGAACGAATCCTGATGCGCCTTGGTCGATCGAGAAAGAAATCTTGCCATTGCTATATGGATCCTCCGCATTTGCAAGCATCGTGCCTTGGTAGCCACTGACCGATCCAGTCACTGAGAACAGGAACGAAGATGCGTTCTGGTTCACGAATTCGATCGTCCAAGTTTCGTCTGGCGCATTGTTAGCGACTGTAATTCCAGAGATTGTGCCATCACCATACATCCCGATTTCATTCGAGAAGTATAGGCCGAATTGTGATTGCTCAGAAGCTTGTTGCAAACCAGATGGCAAGCCATTCAAGTATGGTGAAGTCCCATTGATCGTACGAGGCATCGTATCGTCATAGATCAAGTAGTCAGCATCGTTTGACACGTTGGCATAAGTCGTACCGCCAAGAATCACAGTCGAGATTGGTTCACCGTAGAAGTGGCGATCCAACATACCTTGGATTGCAGTCTTCTCTTGAATACCAAGCGTGGCGTCCTCAATGAATTTGTAACGAGGATTGACTGTGACGTCATGAAGCTGCGAGTTCTGTGCTGTGATGTACGTGAGCACGTTCAGTGTATTCGAGGTCTTGAGCAATGGCTCGAGAACTGAGTCAATCAACGTACGTGACGAAGCTGTGCTGATGACCGAGTTCAGCTTCATGTCGTAGTACATGCGCAAGTCATCGCCAAAGATCTTAACGTTCTGGTAGTTGCCGGACGCATCGTTCCAATCGATGTACTTTGGTTGGCCTGCAAACGTACGGTTGACAGCCTTGAGCTTGAGGATCGATGAATCACGGAGTAACAAGGTGTTGTAGTCTTGACCGTTAACCATACGACCTTGCGAGTAGAAAGTCGATGGCAACTTTGCATCTATCCCAGTTGGCAATTTCAACCTATGGGTTCGCCAATCGTTGAACTCGAACATTGTCATTCAGAAGAATCGTATTGTTAATGTTCCATTTGGCTTCAACTACAACTCGACATACGACATCACTGAAACTGCTTCGATGACGTTCTCGTTGGTCTCAAGCCTCCAGAACTCGGCTGCTTCGGAAGACATCGAGCACATTCGTCGTACTGCGCCATCGACTTTCTACTCGCAAGGTCGTATGGTTAACGGTCAAGACTACAACACCTTGTTACTCCGTGATTCATCGATC